TCTACCGATTATTTGGGGGCTGAAGTTGTCCTTACAAACGCTTCGTACGCTTTCGGCCGAGAGATTTGGCAGGACAACCCAAATACGTCGTCGGCCTGGACCGAGTCGACATTTAACGGTGCTGAGTTTGGCGTTAAATTGATAGTTTAAGTTGCTGTAGGGTACGTGAATGTCAACTCATGCTCGCGTAACGGCTCAGGTCGCAGATGTCGCCTACGAAATTGCCGACGTTACTACAGGGCAAGCCCGTGTAACATCGCAGGCTGTGGGAGTTGCCTATACGATCGGCACCGTTACTACAGGGCAAGCCCGTGTAACATCACAGTTTATTAGTGTCATTTATTCGCTGCCCCCTGTGCAACTTGCTAGCAGTACGCTGGCATTTTCAGATTCAGTATCAACAGGTGGAGGAAATACCTACAATCGGTCTCTAACTGACACGATTACATTCACAGACGATGCGTTTCGTGCGGAGCCTCCAGGCAATACTTTACTCTTAACACAAGAGGCGACCGTTCAAGTCGTCTTAAATGTCACAGCATCAAATTCGCTTGAGCTTGCAGACGTCGCGGTTATTAGTAATGTCAAAACATTGGCTGTTACTGATAGTCTGATTTTAAGTCAACTAGTCGGGTTGGTTTTTGAAGAGAGTGTCAGTAGTACATTGGTACTCACTGACGCAACTGATCAAGCAAGACGTGCTGTATTTGATCTCCTGGCCCTTTCGCAACTAGCGGCAGCGGAAGTTACTGTACTTGGTGGTGCGATCAGTAATACTCTGGTTTTCACGGATGCAGTAGCAGTCACCCAAATAAGCATAATCAGTGTCAATGATCCAATCACTTTTTCAGATAGTGCTTTAACCAGTGCGGTATTTGTCCGGTCAGTCGCGAACTTTGTCTCACTGGCGGCATTTGAAGCCGCGGGATTGAACCCGAATGACACCCCGTTGGACGGCGATATACGGGACGAAGCACAAGCAACCTTTGAGCGAGTCGACCTGCTCTTACAAGCTCCTTGTCCCGGAATTGAAACAACTATCCAGTTGCCAAAGCCACTCCTTCAAGATGGCGAGAATCTTGTATCGCAACTTTCACAGCACCAGTCCGTTGACGGAACATTGTACACTTACGTCAATCGATTGGACGACAGGAGACTCGATTACACCTTCTCACTCACGCGGGCAAAAGCTGTTGAGTTAGAAGACTTCATCGACCGCTATACGGGCGTTGAAATACAACTGACAAACTGGAAAGGTGAAGTGTGGAAAGTGAAGCTAGTAACCAATCCAGTGCAGTTTATAGCAACAAGATTTGGGGCTCCGGGTGGTCCTGGAACAGATGTCAGTCTAACATTTGAAGGAAGGAAATTATTCGGATGATCACATTGAGCACACATTATGGTACGCTCACTGAAGGTGAAGCCTACTTTCTTCAAAGGCTGAATTCTCAGGCATGGGACCAATCCACACCGAACGATCAAACCGCCGCCTTATTTCAAGCAACAAGAGCGATCGATCGTCTTAATTTTGTCAATGAGAAAACTGTTGCAACGCAGGAGTTACAATTCCCTCGTGGCGAAGACACTGAAATTCCCGGAAGTGTCTGTGTTGCAGCATACGAGTGTGCTATAAAATATCTCGAAGGCGTTGACTTAGACATGGAGGCAAGAAATCTAGGAATTGCAGCAAGTAGTTTTGGTGGTGTTCGTACAACATTCAACCCAGAATTTCTGTTAGAACACCTGCGAGCCGGAATCCCATCGGTGGAGGCGTGGTATCACCTACGACCATTTCTCCGTGATCCCGGTGATCTAATCATTAGTAGGGCTTCGTAAGGAAGAAAATCATGGCAGACGCTCCAGCAGCGGACGGTAGTGTAGCAGTAGCGGCCCCAGCAGCGACTCCGGCGACTCCGGCGACTCCGGCGACTCCGGCGACTCCGGCAGTCCCAGCAGCGACTCCGGTAACGGACCCAGCGGCGGCTGCGACGGATGCGGACGGCGGGAAGCTGATCACAGTTACCCAAGGGCAATTGAACAAGATGATGGCGGACAACCGTCGCAATCTGACCGCCCAGAATGAAGAGTTGGCCGGTGAGCTTGAGAAGACGATGGCAACCGCGAACACGACGCAGGCAGAAAAGGATTCGATGACTGAAACCATCGAAACAATCAGACGCCAAGCCCTCACCCAAGATGAAGTGGCGAAGCGTGAAGCAGCGAAAAGCCAAGAGGTTTTTCAAAATACAGTCGTCGATCTTGAAAAAGAGCGTGACGATTGGCGAACTCGTTACACAGGAGCCAAGATTGGTCGTTCCATAATCGATGCTGCGGTTCAACACGAAGCATTCGATCCTGAACAAATCACCGGCATTCTGGGAAGTAAAACACGTCTTGTCGAAGCAGTCGGCGAAGACGGGAAAGCCACTGGTAAGTATGAAGTCATCGTTGACTTTGACACGCTTGACGCGGAAGGTAAGGCTGTTACTTTGGCCTTGTCTCCGAGTGATACTGTCAAAGCCATGAAGGAGGCACCAAGATTTGCCAACTTGTTCCTAGCAAAAGGTGCCGCTGGTTTAGGCCAGCATGGCAATGATGCTGTGGGCGGCGAATCGACTCCTCCTGAAAACACAGCAGACTTCATGGAGTGGCGAAAAACAAATGAGTTGCAGTAAGTTATCTGTGACTTAACCTCAAAACTTCTCAAAAGGAAATTCTGAAATGGCAAATGCCTTAACAGCCTACAATCCTCAATTGTGGGCAAATGAGTCGGTTGCGATTCTCTTGGAGAATCTCATCACCGCTCGACTGGTTCACACGGACTTTAAGCCGTTGATCGCTGAACATGGCGACATCGTGAACACTCGTAAACCGGCCGAGTTCGTTGCGAAACGTAAGGACGCGAACGACGACGTTACCACGCAGGACGCAAGTGCAACCAATATCCAGGTGAAACTGGACCAGCATTGGCACACCTCGTTCTTGCTTCGTGATGCTCAGATGTCGAAGTCGTTCAAAGACCTCAAAGCTGAGTTCCTGGAGCCGGCCATTTGGTCGATCGCTCAGGCTGTCGATAAGGTCCTGCTCGGTCAGGTCTACCAGTACGTTGATAATCAGGAAGGTAAGCTTGGCGACTTCTCTTCGACGACGGCAAAGGGTTACATCCTTGACGTTAGAAAGCGTTTGAACATCAACAAGGCTCCTCAACAGGGCCGGAACTTGATGCTCACGCCGAACCTCGAAACCGAAACCCTGAAGCTTGACCTGTTTATCACAGCCGATAAGACTGGTGATGATGGTACGGCATTGCGTGAAGCGTCGTTAGGCCGTAAGCTTGGTTTCAACATCTTCCAGGTACAGAATGCTCCGAGCATCGTTGCCCAGGAAGCTGCGACCGCCTCAACTGCCTTGGTTGATAATGCTGCTGGCTATGTCGCGGGCGAAACGGTCGTGCATGTTGATACTGCTGGTTCGTCCCTCGTGGTCGGTCAGTGGCTCAAAATCGCTGGCGACGACATCGTCCATCAGATTACCGCTCTCGGTACTCTGGTCACTCAGGACATCGATGTGACGGTCAGTCCCGCTTTGAAGCGTGCTGTGGCCGATAACGCTGCTGTCACGGTGTACGAGTCTGGTGCCGTTAATCTGGCCGCTGGCTATGCTGCTGGCTTTGGCAAAGAGATCGTCGTAGACGGTTTTACTGGCTCGGCTGTTAGCGTTGGTCAACTGATCTCCTTCGGGGTGACCAGTAATAAGTACGCTGTGGTCGAAGTGACTGAAACTTCTAGCAATACGACCGGCATTACGCTGGACCGTCCTCTGGAAGCTGCAATCGCTGACAATGCTGCGGTAGTCACCGGTCCTTCGGGCGAGTTTGGTTGGGCGTTCGATCGTCCCTCCATCGCTCTCATCTCGCGTCCTCTGTCGATGCCGGGTGAAGGTCTGGACCATGATCTTGGTGCCCGCGTTGCGGTCGCCGACTTCAATGGCATTGGCATCCGGGTCGTGATGACCTACGATGGTGTCAAGCAGGGCGTCCGTATTACGGTCGATATCCTTGCGGGCGTTAAAGTTCTCGATGCGAATCGGGGCGTGATGCTCGTCGGTTAATCCATCGGTCTTTGGGGCTGGGGGATCACCCTCCGGCCCCAAGGCCCTTGTTTCCCTTAACAGAACACATTGGTGTGGTATGGCAGAACTTCTTGAATCTGTAACGAGTACCTTGGTCCTTGGGGAAACTCTCGGCCATCTTATCGCTACCGTACCGCATCAAGTACAAGTTAGAACCAGAGATGCAGTCGTCGATCAGGTTGTGTATGAGTTGAAACATACACGACCGTCCCGACTGGACCTCTACAAAATTGCGTCCCATACTGTGGACTTGGCCACGGGAAAGAAAACAATTGAAACGAGTCGGGTTAGGTTCGACAGGGCAGTCGTACTACCCAGTCAGTTAGAGTCCAAGTTTACGTTTGACTTGGCTTACTTAGCAGCGTCGCGTGACTTTACTCAAGGTGGCTTCTACCAGCAACGAATGCAGGTAGCTGTTATTGATGCAAACCTTCTCCCGAAAGTCTGGGGTAGCCCAGATACAGAGCAGTGGTGTATCGTCGATAACCTTCAATGGGAAATCATTAAGGTCACCAATCTTGGGTTCCGGTCGTATGCGTTGACGATGATGCAAACGGATGGTAAAGAGATAGTTCGGGTCGAAGATACAAACAATAATTTGATCCTCACTGACTCTGTGGAGCTTGTGTAATGGCCATCTTCACACCTGAACAACGGGAACATTGGGCACGTTGGACGCTTATTGCGTTCAACCTCGCAGCAAATGCTGTGAAGACCGATGAGTATCCTGTCTACATCGAAGGTGACTCTCGCACGACAGCATTGTTACGCAATTTTGCGGAGGTCCGTCTTGATGGACCAAATATTGAAGAAGTATCAAAGGGATGCTTCAAGTTAAGTTCAACCTTTAATTTGTTGATCAACTCAAAGGTTGACGCGGACGACTTGTACTCCCTGGAACGAATTCTTGGCCAGTTCCAAAAAGCTTTTACAAACGGGCTTGATGTTTTCAAGCTAGGGGGTGGTCCCGACGATGATGAAACCTTACTCGGATGCTATTTGCTGAAGAGTGAGATTGAGGTCAATAAGTTTGGCCTTATTCAAGACGGAATCGAACTTATGCAGGCGACAATTGAAGCCCGTTATGAAATGACCCTTTAACGAAGAGGATTCTAAACAATGGCAGTCATTGACCTCAAGAATACTACCGTCAAATTGTATGACGGAAAGGACTTGGACACAACCGGTAAGGTTGCGTTCCCAATGGTGGCAGCTAATGCCGATTTCTCGGCTCAAGCTAAAATCATGGCGAGCCCGGATGCTCCCATCTCATTAACCCTTGTCGATCCAGGTGCCTCTGGTTCATTTTCGATTGTTGTTACAGGACGAACAGTCGTGGTGAATTTGGCACACAGTGGGTCGGCAATTACGACCACGGCAAGTGCTCTCGAAACTTCGATTGCCGCTGATGCGGCAGCAAAACTCCTGATTACGATCACTCAGGATGAAACTGGAGTAGGAATTTTGGAAGCTAAGGCACTCACGTCTCTTACTAATCCCAATTCAATCTCCATCAAGATTGGTGAAGGCAACCTCACTTACAGTGAAAAGCGTGCTGTCGAGCCTCGACTTGATCGTGGCCGCCTGGACACGGTTCGCGAAGCCGATCAGGAGATGATGGACGTGGCATTCGACTTTACGTGGGAAGAGATCACCGCGGCGACCGCTGCAAGTGTTCCTACGGTTGAAGACGTACTGAAGCGTCTCGACAATGCCTCAGCGTGGCTGAATGCTGCAACTGATCCATGCCGGCCAACTGCGGTCAATATTTCCGTCGAGAATGACCCGAGTTGTGCGGGTGTTCAAAAGGAAGTGACGGAGATTCTCGAATTTTACCACGAAGCACTGGACCATGACAGTGATGCAGGTCAAGTTAGTGTTTCGGGACGTTCCAATACCCAGTATGCGACAAATGTTCGCATTACGTAATCCCTAATGCTTGGGGGCCTTTGGGCCTCCAAGCTTCTTTTTCTCCCAAGGAGTCTGCAATGAAAATCGGTGGTCAAAGTTTTGACAGACCTAAACCCGTTACAATCGTCTTACCACATGGTGACGACAACATTCTATTACTGGCCGGCTCGGTGGTAGACTATACTGAGTTCAATGCCATGTGCCCAGTACCAGAACCACCTAAGTCCTTGAAACCTGGACAAGGTGAGGTGCAAAATTTCACAGACAAGACCTACTTGGAGCAGATCCAGGAGCATAGTCGCCTCCGGACGTATTGGATGATCAAGGAATCCTTGAAAGAGACGCCTTTACTTGAATGGGAGAACGTCGTTGACGATGATCCTTCGACCTGGAACAAAATCGAAGAGGAGATGGCTGGCGGGTTTGGCACAATTGGTGTGTCGAAAATTCTCGAAAAGGTCCTTCGAGCAAATGGTCTAGGTCAAGAACTCGTAGGTGAGGCCAGAGAAAGTTTTTTAGCTTCACAGTCTCAACTGCAAGGCGGATAATCCCAAAGGGGCGTACGACAAAGTACGCGATTTGGCGAGGCTGCGAACGTTTGAACATACGTCCGCCTGGAATAACTGAAGAGAAGTGGGATGATCTTCCTGCTTGGCAACAAGCGAACATCATTTCATACGACCAAATTCGTGAAATTGAAGAGTTCGACCAACTGAAGATGGTAGCAGGGGCTAGATAATGGCTGGGCGATTCAAAGTCAAAGGGAGAATGCCTAAGTTTAACATCAACGGCTTCCGTGCTGACATCAATAAGTTGGGCGAACAAGAACTGAAAGAGGCCACGAGAGAGTGGCTTCGCGAGGTTATCAAAGCTATCCCATCTTGGACCGGAACCGCTCGTGGGACACTTGTCCCTCTGGGCCGTTTCTTGAAAGTCTCTGTCCCTAATTCGGCCAGAATTTCTAACAGGAAATCCAAGAAGATTCAAGGGACTACGTTCCAATTAGGACGAGCAGCCGGTGCCCAATACGGGCAGGATTTTGATTTTACCCAGAGTGGTTTTCGATTTCAGTTCAACTACACTATCAATTTACCGTACATTTGGTGGAACTCATTTGGGAGCCCGGTAAAGAATCTTCGTAATCCGACTCCTTGGAGTGCGATCCAAAATGGGACACGAGCGTTTGGTGCCCATATTCGAGAAGAAGTGCCAAGTAAGCTCCGACCAATATTTTCGCGTAACATGATCGTAAGGGTTATCTAATGGCTGAAAGCTTCAATTTTCAGACAGCTTTTGAGTTCGTCGGTGAGGGCGAATTACAGAAGATGATTCGTCTACTTGACGCAGCCATCGCAAAGCAGCAGCAGTACGGTACCGCTGCTAAGTCTGCTGCCAAAGGTAGCAATACGTTCACGGCCTCCACAAAGAAAGTCAATTCAGCCGGACAAACTGTCACAACGACTATGTCGCAGGCAGCAAGTGGTGCTCGTCGATACAGCACTTCCGTAACGGATGCTGCTGCTGCCACACAGGCCGGTGCCAGTAACATGATCGTCAGTTGGCAGAGTGTTCGACGAATCATCTCTGGTGTCGTGATTGCGAGGGCGTTAGGTAAAGTATCTTCTGCTCTGACACAAGCTGCTCAAGATGCAGCCACTCTGCAACTTCGTATTGAAGAAATTCGAGCCATTCAAGGGCAGGCTACGAAGAGTTCAAACGCCTGGGCAGACGCACTGATCCGTGTGTCAAACAACACTGGTATTGATGCGATCCAAGTTGCAGAATCAGCGTACCAGGCGTTGTCAAATCAAGTGGCAGATGCCAGCAATGTGACAGAACTCTTGGAAGGTAGTGTAATTCGGCTCGCCCGTGTTACCGCTACTGACTTGAATACAGCCGTCAGTGGCGTGAGTTCAATCTTGAACTCATATAGTTTAGGCGTTGAGAGTGCTGAAGAGGTATCAGCCGCTCTGTTCGCGACAGTTGAGCAAGGTCGTTTGCGTTTAGGCGATATTGCGAACTCGATCGGTAACGTGACGATTGTTTCGAGTCAGCTTGGGATTAGTTTCCAAGAGGTTCTGGGTTCGGTCGCCGCTCTGACACGCCAGGGTACATCCGCAGCGAACGCTCAGACATTCCTTCGTAATGCCATGTTGGCGTTGATTAAGCCATCTAAAGCAATGAGTGCCGCATTGTCCCAGATCGGTTTCGAGTCGGGTGAGGCCGCTACAAAACAACTCGGCTTGCTACGAACCCTGGAACTCTTGTCACAGGTGGCGGGTGAGTCGAATAGTGAACTTGCTCAAATGGCGAAGTTCTTCAATCGCATCCGTGGTTTGCTTGGTGCAACCGGCCTTGTTGGTAACCTCGAACAGACACGATCAATTATTGATCGTGTCAATAATTCGCTTGAAGACTTTCGTGATCGTGCGAAGGACGTCGAGAAAAGTACATCGGTTGTCCTGCAAAAGGAGTCCACACAAATCGCGAATTCATTTGCCGAAATGGTAATTGAGATTCGGAATGCAACAGCAGCCCTGAACGAACTGCCTTTCTTTGATCTCAGCGATATCATCAAGATCACATCGAGGGTAATCGGGTTCACTCTGGTCGCCGCCTTAATTTCCGCGGCGACAAATGTGACGGTTCTGAAGGCTGCGGTCAAGGGTTTGAGCATAGCACTAGGGCCAGTAGGTGTCGCCTTTGTCATCGGTGTGTTAATTGGTGAAATGGCCAATTTGGTCATCAATTCCAGTAAGGTCGGTAAAAGTTTCGATGATCTGTCAAGTCGAATTGCTAACGCAGCTAAGGAGTCGGAAATCGCCTGGGCCGGTGCCAACCGAAGCATCCTTGCCGAAACAGAACGGTCAAGTCGTGGTATCGTGGCATCCGTTGAGAGTGTTGTTAGCAAACTTCGTAATGAACTTAGCCAACTTGATGAAGCAGTAAAGGACTCATTCAAAGCAACAGACCGGTTGCTCGATTTGACGACCGATCCGGCTGATAAGGTTCGCCTCCTGAATGAGGAGTTAGGAAAACTCAAGCCACTGCTGGATAAAGCTTTCGAGTCTAAGAACTTGAAGGAGGCTGGCGTAATCTTGGATCGAATCCGAAAGGACCAAGAAAAACTCAAAAAGATTGGCCCTGTCTTCGACCCGTCTGGGCGTCCGACATTGGTCGAGGTGGGTGGGCCGAGTCCAAGTGGACAGAGGTTTCGACGAGAAACGTTCCAGGGCGAGTTCCTCAACTCTAAACGGTTGTTGAAGTTGCGTGACGAAGCGATTCTAAAAGCGGCTCAACGAATCGCTCAAGCGAAAACCCTTTCTGTCGAGGAAGGGCGTCAAAGAGAGTTCACCCAGCGGAACTTAAAGACTAATGAAGCTTTGCTGGAGGTGACAAAGCAACTTGACGCTGAGACCAAGGCCGAAGTCCAGTCAGTAATAAAACTCAATAATGAACTGAAGCGAGCACAAGATGCCACTCAAGGGCTCGCTGAGTCATTTGCAGCCGCAGGTCGAGAAGGCTTTGGGATCGTCGGCGGGCAAACATTATTGCAAGCCTTTGGCCCCTCCGCAGGTTTGTTCCCTTCAGCCGAGGAACTTACTAACTTCAGAGCCGCAAACAAATTACTAGCGGAGGCAGACACCGCTCTGACTGAAATTGCAGTCAGCAGCCGCGAGGCATTCGCAGACGGAATCCTGACGCCCGACGAAGCAGCGGCGATCAACGCGAGTGCGACAGCAATTCTAAATGCGGCGTCGCAGTTGGAGAAATTCGATATCGATCTGCCTAAGATACTGACCGATAGTGCTGGACAACTAGAAGGTTTTTCAACTCAACTCGAACAGATCGACATTCAAAAACTCAATCAACTGGTCGATGGCTTCAAGAATATTCAAGCTGATATTGATGAAGCTGGTGCCAGACTAAGGGGAATTAACTTTGGTCTAAGTGATACCATAACCGGAACAGAACAGTATCGGACTGCTGCTGCTCAGGCCACTGCGACCATTGCAGTCTCAGTGGACCAACTTCGTCGTAACTTGGAGCAGTTGCGTCAAACTGCACTGGAGGTCAATCGACTCAACGCAGCTAACCCTGGAAGTCCCATTGGTCGAGCGGCAGGAGGCTTTGCTTCCGCTCGCCGATTCGCAGGAGGCGGCTCGTTGGGAGGTATCGGTATCGACCAACTCGGTGCAAGATTTGCACCTGGAGAATTTATATCAAACCAAGCCTCATCCGCAGAGTTTCTTCCGCAACTTATTGCGATGAACTCGGGGGCATTCACACAACGCCGAGAGTCGGGAGGAAACGTAACAGTCGGCGATATCAATATGACAGTGGAGGGCGGTGACACGGCCGAGCAGACCGTTAGGGAACTCGGAAACAATATCCGTCGCGAACTTCGTCGCGGCACATTGAGGCTTAACTAATGTCAGTATCGCAAATGAAAATCGGACAGAGGGTTAGCGTTCAGCTAATACCTGCTTCCGAAGTACCCAAGAAACAGGAGAAACAGAAAGATGTTCGACAAATTGAAGAAGAAAGTTGCACGGGGAGCCCTGAGTCTGTTGCCAACCGACGTGTTGGTGTCGATGGCCAACCTTCGAGGTAAGTTCCAAGTTGAGCACCGGAATTCCGATGGTGAACTGTTAGGAATCTACGATTTTCCGAATGGTATTACGAACGTCGGTAAGAACCTGATCCTCAACGTCATGTTCAACGATGGCACTGCCATTGCGAACAACTCGTGGTTCATTGGGCTTGTCAATAGCACAGGTTTCACGGCTTTTGCTGCGGCCGACATAATGTCGTCTCACTCGGGATGGACTGAAATTACAGCTTACACCGAAGCAAACCGCGTTGCTTGGGGTTCGGGCACATCGTCGAGCCAGAGCACGACAAATGCTTCGCCAGCCACGTTCAATATGAATGCGTCCAATACGGTGAAAGGTGTATTTGTTGTCTCAAACAGCACCAAGTCCGGAACGACTGGTACCCTCTGGTCGACTGCCGCGTTCTCGGCTGATGTTCCAGTAACAAATGGTGACCAATTGAAAATCACGTATACCGTGAGTGCATAAGTCACGCGGGGGCGGGGAATGTCCCTTGCCCCCGCGTTTCTTTTTGAAAGTCTGCTATGGCCATCTTTGAAGCATCAGTCTCAAATATTCTGTCGCTCAATGACTCAATCATTGTCGCTGGACCAGTGTCGCTAGCTGTAAGTAGTAAAATCGAACTGGTAGACACGTTTGTATTTGTCCAAGTTCCAACTCGTGCGGCCAATAATCTTTCACTTCCAGATGCTACAGACCTAGATCCAAATATTCTTCCGGACCCATCTGATCCGGAGTTTCAGTCCAAGATGACGGCAATTCTAGCCGGTCACGGACTTCGAGATTCGGTATCGGTCACGAGACCTATCACAAATCTCACTGTTGTCGACTTGCTAAAACTTTCGGACTCGGCTGCTCACCCTATCGAGTTATCGGTATCGAATCATATCGAGTTGTCGCACGCAGTTCGCGACGATGTCTTTAACTTCATCGTAGAAGATGTAATCATATTTGGCCAAGAGGCCATTGGTTTTGTTGGCGAAGGAATTAGCGACCCGATCAGCTTTACTAGCGTAGCAACGGTTGTTGCTGTTCGATCACTTTCGGTCACAGATACGCTTCTGATTGTTGATTCCATCTCGGAGTCACTATCAAATACCCCTGTTACCTGTACTAACTTCAATCTGTCCAGTACAGTCCAGTTTACTTTCCCCTTCACAACTCCAACCCTTACGGTCACCCTGCGATCACCGGATTTGGGAAATGCAGACACCCTTAATTTCCGGCGTATCAGCAGGCGTGACCGTGGGGGGAAATTGGAAATCTTCCGACGCGACATTTGGCCGAAAACCAAACGCATGAGACTTCAGTTCTCATCTCTGACTGATCTACAGCGTCGACAAATACTTCAAATTCTCAATGAGTCACTTGGCCAAGACGTGCGATATAAGGACCACGAGAATCGAAATTGGAAAGGGATTTTCACGACGCCATCGGCGAAGATTCAAGAGATCGGGCGTGAGTGTGACAATGAGATTACCATAGAGTTCCAAGGAGAGTTGGTCTAATGCCACGAACAATCCCAGCAGCATTAGAAGCAAAGCTGAACCAGAAACAGGGCATCGAGCCCGTGTACCTGTTTGAAATTCAATGGACTAAAAACGGCCAATTCTATAAGTACGCCACGAAATCCGATGTCGAGGGTGTACGGGGCGGAGTCTTGGACATCAGTAATCTTGAGAGTGTGGTCAAATTAGATCAACAGGGGCAAACTCAAGCGATCAATCTCGTCCTTTCTGATGTTAAAGGTGAGTTGAAAACGATCATTGATGTGAGTAATATCCACGGACGTCCAGTCAACATATACATTTGGGAGTCCTCGTTGCCAGAGAGTGAGAAGGCTCTCCTGATGCAGGGCGAAATAAACGGCCCTATCACTTGGTCTGAAGGTGACCGAACCTTATCTTTTCAGGTTGTCACAAAGCTAGCCGACGCAGAGGTAGGTTTCTCTCCCGAACAGGGGATCTTCCCCGACGTCCCAAATGCCTTGAGTGGTAAAGCATGGCCCTTCGTCTTCGGATCAGTACAGAATGTTCCAGCCCCACGTCTTCAGGAAATTCCTAGGACCAGTAGTGTGTCCGTGTCCGGAGCCGTAGACCCTACTCTTGAAACAAGACTCTTGGAACTTGGGAAAATCATCAAGAGCCTTGAGGAGCTTTTGATTTTCTACGCCATCGCTTTGGGGTCAGTTGAGTTTCAGATTGACTTCGAGGGACGCGATGACTTGACCGGTATACGAGACCAACTACAGTCGGCAGTGAATCAGATTGCAACTAACATCGCCAACGCGAAGGCTGAGCGAACCCAGCTTCAGGCTACATTGACGCAGCAAGAAATTGATCAGCGATCCTCATTCAACGTAAACGATTCTAGCTCATTCCCCCAGGGTAAGACCTTGAGAATTGTAGTTCAAGATATTGAATATACTGGTAAGTTCAGTGGCAATACATTTAATATCCAGGATCGTCGAGCAATCAAATTCACGAATGATTTCACCGAACCCTTTGGCTTTACGTTCGTCCAGAGTGGCCAAACCGTTAGAATCGAGTCTGATTCGTTGGTCCGCTACGTTGCGAACATGATTTCTAGTGATCTTAACTCGATCATCGTACGAGCTTTTCGAGGCACAGGCTCCGCCCGAGTCTTGACTGTTGTCCCCTCCACGTTTTACACAAAGAAACTACAAGCACTTGGACCTGACTTCACTGTGACATTGATTGAAATGACAACGCCTCTTTCGACACAGGACTCAGAGTTTGAAGATGACATCTTTGTTACTCAGACATCTCCAGTTGGCCCTAACACAGTTGATGTGATTGAATATCTTATTGATACTTTCACTGATCTCAAGAAAGATTCAACGTCCTTTGCTGATGTCCGTGCGAAGATTGATAAGTACCCATCTCACTTTGCACTTACAGAACAATTCAATGTTCTAGCTCTGCTGGAGTCAATATTGTTCCAATCGCGTTGTGCAGGCTTTGTTTCAAACAACACTGTGTTCCTAAAGTACCTTTCAGAGGAGCAAACGGCCACTAGCACGTTCACCGACTCAGATTCCGATGCTGGCACGATCGAATTATCATCGACCCCATTCGAGGATGTTGCCACAAAGATCGTCGCGACGTGGACTGACGACCTTGCACTAGAGGAAAAGAATAAGATTGTGCTGCGGCATAATGTTTCCCTGTACGGATTGAGAGAGCGTGAGATTGATTTCTTTATCTATAACATTCCTGAGTTAGTATTAAAGTCCGCGACTTTTTGGTTGATTCGGTTTGCCAATATTTGGAAACAAGCTCGATTCAAAGGCTTCCTTGACAAGTTAGACGTGGAAACGTTCGACACGGTGAATCTTTCAATGACTGGTAACCTGTTTGCAACTGGTACCGTAGCCGGTTTGATTACTGATTTGACAATTGACACCACAAATCATAAGCTTGATATCTCCTGCTGGCTGCCAGTTAAGTTTGGCACAATGGAGACCTATGTTTTCAGTTGGCCGAGTGATGCGGATATAGCGTCTTTATTTCCGACCATTGAAGAGGAAGAAGCTGGTCTGGGTGGCTCTGCTTCACCTCAAGCTGACGTGAAGGGTGATCTTGACTTTAACTTCGGTGGACAAAGCATATCGATCAACGTTCAAGGTACGAACGGGACGAATGATCGAGTCTTCCGCAAGGACAAAGGTGATAGCGTCCCATCAGATATTGATGATGTCAAACCAACACCTACGTTTCAGTTGGGGTCATCGTTCGAGACTGGCGACGAACCTACTTTTACCTACACGTATGGCAATTACGAGTTCGAGCCTGAGTCACTCACGGAGAGTGCCACGACTCAGCCTACGGTTTTCCACGGTGTCGTGGTTGAAAAGAGTGGCGGATCTAATTACGTGATGAACGTATTCGTGAATGGTCTAGGTGAAGAACCAATTCGACAGACCGTCGAACAGCAACAAATCACAGATGGCACTACCATTCCAACTGGGACTTCAGCCATCGTTGTCCGCGAAGCTGTCGCTGACGCGGCTGGTGTTGTCCAAGAGTCCTGGTGGATGCAAGTCCCAGTCTGGATATAAATTATGCCCGACCCAAATACACCTGCCACTGGAGCAATCAGTCCTGGTAGTGACGTTCCACCGGATTGTACGTATGTCGGTAACACTCCATTCGGACGCCTAAAGAGTAATCAAAAGAAACTAGCTACAGATTTTGGTGGCGAGAACGACCCTCCTGAAGCATCAGAAAAGTCCACAGTCATTAGTGAACACAAAGACAAGGGCCTCACGCTTTGCGATGATCCATTAGACAATTTTACCTTTATGCAAAAAGGAGCACCTCTACGAGCTAAAGTTAGCTTATCCGGTTTTGGTGTGCAAGTCGAAGTTAGATTTTATCACACCGAGGGAAAGGGTCTTGGGTGTGGTATTTGTGCCATCAATACTTTCGACGTTGATTTGATTATCCCCCAGGCCGCAGTCGACCATGATAATCCCGCAGTTAATTTGATACTTGTTCAAGAGTCAATTTCGCCTAATACCGGATGGGGTTTTGCCACTCAACCTTGGGACCTCGACGTGAATACGGGGCTAGCAAACCTTGGTTCAGACGACGGTAGTGCCTTTGCAATTTTTGGCGAATGGAATATGATCCTGAACTATTATTGGTTCGACGGCTTCAAAAACGTAACGGCCAAGACCTTCCCCACTGCGTTTTCAAATTGGATTAAGCGTACAAATTCAACAGGATCATGTAATCCATGCGAGACGATACCGGTGACGCGTGGTGGCGGGGGACAAAATTCAATAGGCGGTGGGCGATGCCTTGCAGTAAGTAAAACTGGTAGTAAGCTCCACTGTGGCGAAGACTCCTCGGGTCCACAATGCGTTTTCAATCAGATATGTATGACATTTAATCCGTTTGACCCAAATAACCCACCCACGAACTTCGTGGCCTACAATATCACCTTTGAAATAATTTTCAAAGGGTTTACAAGTAACGGCGTTTTGCTTGATTTCGATGATCCATTGTCAGGTATCCCGTCCGAAGTCTGGTTTCCAGAGGGCTCATAATTGAGGTTTCAAAAATGATCCAATACAAATGCGGCGACATTCTAGGGTTCCAAGGATCGGACTCTCTCTCTTGGGGCATCAATCTTGGAACTTGGGGGTGGACCCGCGGCATCTCACACATTGGGATCGTCGGGAGAGCGGAAGGCGAAGCTGACAAGCTTCTCCTTTACGAGTCGACAACCCTAACGGGGTTGCCGTGCTGGTACGCCGGGAAAGAGGTCTCAGGCGTCCAGGCTCACCTGATCCAGGATCGGGTGGACTCGTACAAGGGTAAGGTTTGGGTCTACAGGCCAAACCCCGAGCTTAGTGAAGACGAATGCGTCGCCCTATCGAAGTTCCTTCGTTACCACATTGGGGCTCGTTACGACTATCGAGGGGCCTTGAGAAGTAGAGGCACCGGTGCTCTCCTGCGAAAGGTCCTTCCGGAGAGCGGTCTAGAGGCTATCTTTTGCTCTGAGTATGTGGCAGCGGCTCTACAGTGCCTAGAGAGAGTTGATCTTTCGTATGGGGGAGGATGGAGTCCAAATCGATTGAAGAGGTATCTATTTCGTGAGAACGTAGTGCGTCTCGTAAGTAGGGTTCGTCCTCCTGTTGGACGGCCGGCTGGATGTGAGTGGGACAGATTAGGTCCCTAAGTGCATCGAAACACTCAGCGGCCTGACTGGACCCTGGCCCACACTCCTTAATTATTGTCA